AACCGCAGCAGCGCCTGTGTCATTGTATCCACGTAGTCATCATGCTCTCCGACAGGGAAAGCTGCAACCTCTTCAATGACTTCTCTGGCCCAGCGAGTATCTGGTGCCCATACTTTACCGCTTGCAAAGATGTCAGCAACAGAATTAACACGGACGTGTTTATCGTTACCCCTTGAGGGGCTGAACTCCTGTATCGGCACACCCACGCGCCGCATTTCTTGTATGAGGGGCGCACCTGCGGCTTTCTTTTCAATCACTACCGCATCAGGCTCGTACTCTCTATACATCTCCAACGCACGTTCTTTTAATTGCGGAAAATTCATCCGCGCTTTAAATGCGTCCACTAATATAATATTAGGCGCACCGCCATCTTCATCGTTATACCAAATACCCCACGTCGTACATGCGGTGTAGTCTGAAGAGTTTTTAGTTTCATGCGCCGTATCCCACGACTGAATAATATATTCACAACGCGGTGGATCTTCGTGCTCCCACACTTTCCACATATTACGTTGAATAACTGCTGCCGCATCACTTGTCGGCTGCTGCATATATTGCGCTTGCCAATAGCGCGGGTCCATTGCAGCTTTTTTAGCTTTTAATTGATCAAGAGGCCATTGTTCGGGCCATAATGATTTTTCATTATCTTGATTTTCATTCAATATTGCAGGTAATTCTACAATCTCCCACGGGTCTGCTTCAGGGTTTTTAATTTGATAATCCATTAATTTACCCGTCAGATCAATTAAACTCCAACGAGTCATAATAACGATAATCGCACCCCCCGGCATTAATCGCTGAAGCGGGCCTGTCTGAAACCAAGACCACGCCTGATCAAAAGTCAGCCGTGAATTAGCCTTTATGTCCTGCTCAGAATGAGGGTCATCAATAACAAACAGATCAGCACCACGGCCAGCCAAAGCGCCGCCAACGCCAACAGCATAATATTGACCTCCAGCTCCGGTAGACCATTTTCCGGCTGCTTTTTGGTCTTCTGCGAGGACCGTTTTTGGAAAAACTTCCTGATATTCATCAGAGTCCACCAAGTTTTTAACTCGGCGTCCAAAATCTTCTGACAGGGACGCCGTATGCGTTCCCATGATAATCTTTTTATCGGGAAATTGGCCTAAAAACCAAGCAGGAAACATATAAGAACTAAATTCTGACTTACCCATACGGGGTGCGATATTAATAATCACCCGTTTTTTATGTCCTGCCACCACATCTTCAAAGATTTTTGCCAACTTTCTGTGGTGTGCGCCTTCTTTAAACCCTGGATACGTGTGATGTGCAAAGGCAAGCAGTGATGTACGCGAATTTTTAAGCGATTTGCGTCTGTCGTACTCGTCAAGAAGCGTTAATACCTCCAGTTTTTCTGCTTTCGGTATCTTTGGCAGCATCTGCCGTAACGCTTCAGCCTCGTAATCACTCAGATTCAATGACTTTCTCCGTCGCAGCAACCTCAATAGCGCCCATATATTTACCAAGCTTTGCCTTGATCTTGGATTCAATCTCCTCGTCAGACAGCTCAACCTTCTTAACCTCAGTTCGCTCAGTAAATAGCGCCACTTCAGTCACTTTACCCAACATCTCCAGCGCCTTTAACCTGTATCGTGGGTCTGGGTGTTCCGTATCTTCCAATATCTTAGCCACAGCGTAACCACGCATCTGCCGAGCCTGCTCAACAAACGCCCAATCGTAAGCAGTCAGCATCCCTACAAGATGTCGCACAGCTTGTGGCGTTGTATTAGCTAACAGCTTTTCTTTAACTTTCTCTGTGGGGGCACCTGCTGCCATAGCTGCAAACGCAAGCTGTGCATTTTTGTGTTGTGCTTTGTTTTCAACTTCTTCATCAGAAGCTGCGCCAATTGATTCTAAAAAGTCTGCTGTCGCTACTTGCGCGTCCAATACTTCCTGCGCCGTTGCTTTTTCAATAGGCGTATAGCGTGGGGGGTCGTCGTATATAAGATGTTCAAACATATTGAGGGAAAGGGGCACCTCGTTAATTTGGCGTAGATTAAATCTTTATTGACGCCGTTGCAAGCGGTCATGTATATTAGCGGGAGTAGCATCTTGTCCATGCTGCTCTCCTTGAGTTGGGAACTTCCCCCCGACGATTTATCCCGGCATCGCGCCGGGATTTTTTTCTGTACTTATGTCAAATACTTGACATTAATTGGTATAATTTTTTATAATTTTTTAGGGGGTGCGTTTTGTTTTGGACGGGGGTGGGGGTTTTGTAAAAATATGTGGTGTGGGTTGATTTTGTTAAAAATTGTAAGAATTTTGTGGTGTGGGAGACAAACAGTGTCCGTAGCCCCGCCGCCGCGCTTGCCATACTTGGGGGGATACGGGGATAGTGGGGTCGCTCCATAACCGATTTCTGTAACCCCCAGAGTTCCTGGCAACACGTTGTGGTATAATATAGCTGTGGTTGTAGCTCGGCCACACAGTCAGACGGCGAGGGATGCGGCAGGTTTCAAACTCTGTCAAATCCCAAAACCACATGACGCAATCAATCGTTGTCAACTAACGGGGACTTGGATGTCCCCTTTTTCTTTTGGAGAGTAATTATGGAAAAGCAACTCAAGCCCGCATACGTATCAATGCTCGTCAAAGCCCTCAAACTTGAGGATCAGCAAGAGGTCTGTATCGCAGACTTGCAAGCGTACTTTGCAGGCGATGATGCCGAAATCATTCGGCAGTCAATCATTCACATCGTAGGCAAGCATTGCGAGTGCCCCGTAGTCGAGGGCCAGCGCAAGGCGGCAGGCACTTACGTACTCGACAAGGACGCAACCACATACGAGGCCGCGAAGAAACGCCTTCAGCGTTGGGTGTTCAAGATCATGGGCGGTGTTAAGCCCAAGGCATCCGCACCCAAAACCAAGAAACGCGTTGACGCAGTCAAGAAAGTGCTTGACTACATCAACAAAGCCAAGCTCACCCCCAAGCAGCTCGCTGCCGTCAAAGCAGCACTTTGATTCACCAATAGGGGACATCGCATGTCCCCTTTTATTCCCTCACTTATCAAGGAGAACTACCATGACGACAAAGTATTGGCACGACAGCTTTTCTAAACTCACCCGCGAGCAGATGCTCGCGCTCAAGCACCAAGAGGACGCTCCGCGTCCAACCAAGCCAACCAACGAACGTGGCACGGCTAAGCCAACCAACGACCAGATGCTTTCACTACTCTGGCGCTTCAACGAGAACAAGCCAAGCCGTTGGCTATAACGTATTACCAAACAGTTCTCCTTAACATGTTAAGGAGAAGTACCCCTGTCCAGCCCGACCCAGTTTTCTGTCTGGCGTGGACACATGCGTAGACAAGCGCAAAGCCCCGTAACACGGGGCAAAAGCGTGTATCTGTCTGTCTGTCTATAGATATACATATATATTATTAAAGGGGTATACAAGTGGACACTTCCTTCTCTTTCTTTTTTCCTTAAAAACTTGCCCAAGGTGGGTAGTTCCTGGATTTTGGTGGACAGTTGGACAGTTTTGGCGATTTCCCCGTAGTTATTGGGTAAACTACTGTCCACTATGTATGGCATGATCAAAACGGTTTTTTCGTTGTAAGCCCCGTGTTTATTGGGTAAACTACTGTCCACTAGCGAAGTGGACAATGTGGACACTTTCGCTATTTAATTCACTTTTTTGTCAAGGACTAGACACAAAATGCACATGCGAACCTGCTCAAAATGCAAGCAAACCCTGCCCAGCGACCTCTTTAAATACCGCTCAACACGCGCTGAAGCCATCAAAAAAGGATTCAGCGGCAAGACCTGCGTGTGGATGGAATCCACCAAGTGCAAGGCATGCAGACCCAAGCGCGTCCCCATATCCAAGCTCCCACCAAAAGAGCTAGCCAACCGAGTAAGCGCAGGCGACATACCTGAGCACCAAGCCAACGCCATACTCGAAGAACGCGAACTCATTCGCAGACACAAGATCAGTGGCTACCAGTTCATCCACCACGCCATGCGCAAGCACCCTACGCTCAAACTCGACAACCTCAAGCTATACCTGCTCGAAGAGTCCATACGCAAACAACAGATCGAGGACATCAAAAACGCCAAGCGCACAGACAGACTACTCAAACAACTCACAACCCCCAAACGAAAGCGAGGTAGACCGCCCAAGAAACTAATCCCAACAATCTAACCCACACACCCAACCAAACGGGGACACACATGTCCCCATATCACAACAACTCAAGGAGAATCACATGGACACAGACCCCACTAACTGGGACGCCATCATTGGCTACGCCATAGCTTTCGCTCTTGGTGTAGCGCTGACCATACTCATACTAGGAGAACTGAGATGATAAGCAAAAA